GATATACCTAGAGTGACAAAAATCTTACAAGAACATTTAAAAAAGTTTAAACTATCACTCTATATCAATGAATCATACGTCAAGCATTGGATTCTTCCGCGTAAAAATACAGTATATACATACTTGAATGACAAAAAAGATCAATTTTTTACTTTTTATAGTTTAGATTACGTACATAAGAAAAGTGGTGAAACTATAAAACAGGCATACACATTCTATAACGTTGGGAACTGTTTAGAAGACGCTATAATCGTGGCACGTAATATGGGGTTCGATGTATATAATTGTGTGAACGCAGGAATAGATGAAGAAGAACTTCGTGAACATAAATTCATGGAAGGTACGGGACACAACCACTATTATCTTTGGAACTGGAAAATTAACGAAGAAATAAAACCAAAAGATATAGGTTTTATATTGATATGACGTCCAGCACCGAGAAAGATTATTTCTCGGTTATAAATGACCTAAGATACAACGAACATCATATTATTATAAAAAATATGTATTCATCAAAGTTACAAAAACATGCATCTTCGCATGGCTGCGAATTACCCATGAAAAAATACGAGTCGTTCCCTAAAGAAGTGATCGATCTTTATGAATCAAACGATGTATTAAAATATTTACCAGGTATACGATCGGGGAAAGGTCAGGCATTATGTTTATTATCTGAACCATATCTAAGGAATGGAAAATACTTTCTTACACGCGATGATTGTGCATCTTTTTGTGAATATGTGGGTATAAGATCTAAAGATTCGATTCAACATTTCAATAAACAACACCTTGTTCGCGTTAAAGATGTAAAAAAAGGATACTCTTTAAAATATCCTTTCGAACTAAAAAAGAACGATCTTTTAAAAAGAGAAAACGTCGAAAAACACGTCAAGTTAGCAGGTTCCAAAACCGATCAAATTTGCACAGTGAAATCATTTTGGACGAAAAGAGCGAATCAACTTCTACAAGAAGCTGATATTTATCTTCGTTTATTAAAATACGAACGTGATGAGAAAGTGTACAATTCTCTTGAAAGTAAATTGCGTGAAGTGAAAGACATAACCGAAAACATTTTAGATGTAGATGAGCGTGATTGGCAAATTGGACACCTCCGCGCCCAAGGTGGTAACGACCCCGATAATCTCCGGTGGCAGCCACCAATCCAGGCTCGATATCGAGACAGATACATATTCAACGAGTATTTCGAAAAATTAAGAATCTAGTTAAAGTTAACGTTTTAATATTAAATAATACCATGGAAAATCAAATACTATATGAAAACTGTTTAGAAGGTATGAGAAAATTAGAAGACAATTCAATAGATATGGTGTGTACAGACCCACCTTACTTTTTAGACGGGTTAGGTGACGATTGGGATAAGAAAAAACTCGATAATAGAGGTGCATCATCCGTCGTAGGTAATCTTCCTAAAGGTATGAAATTCGACAGAAACCAATCTAAAAAATTTAACACGTTTTATAAAGATATCTCAAAAGAAGTTTTTAGAATACTCAAACCTGGTGGTGCATTCATATCTTTTAGTAGTTCTAGATTATACCACTCCATGGCAATGGCTGTAGAAGATGCTGGATTCGAAATAAGAGATATGCTCGCATGGGTATATAAACAGTCACAAGTAAAAGCATTCTCACAAGATCATATTATCAACAAAGACAAAACACGAACACCCGAGGAAAAGGAAAAATTAAAAGAATTATGTAAAGATTGGAGAACGCCTCAACTTAAACCCGCTATGGAACCAATGTGTTTAGCAATTAAACCAATAGAAGGTAGATACATAGATAATTTTGAAAAATATGGAACAGGACTCATGAACACATCTGAAGAAACGAAAGTATCTGGTAAATTTCCCATGAATGTTATGACAACGGACGAAAACGTACTCGACCAAGTTTTTCTAATAAACAAACCTTCTAAAAAAGAAAAGGGGGATTTCAATACACACTTATCAGTAAAACCAATTGAACTCATAGAACAATTAATTAAATTATTCACGCGCGAAAATGCTTTAGTTCTTGACCCATTCATGGGAAGTGGTACAACCGCAATAGCTTCTATAAACACAAAAAGAAGATATTTAGGTTTTGATATAAATAAAGAATATGTGGATATATCTAATAAACGAGTTAACTCCATTTAAAAAAGAACAACATCTATAAATAAATGGAGGAGTTACGCAAGTACCATAACGAGTCTAAGCGTCTCCTCATCCAATCGGCTACCCGCGAAGGCGACAGTATTTTGGATGTAGGATGTGGATTCGGTGGTGATCTTCAAAAATGGCGGCATGCCGGTGCAAATATAAGCATGTGCGAACCAAACCCAGACTCACTTAAGGAGGCTAAATCGCGTGCCAAGAACATGAAAATACGTGTCAACTTTTACGAGGGTGATATATTCGCAAGCCCACAAAGAAAATACGATGTCATATGTTATAACTTTGCGTTACACTATATATTCGAAACAAACACGTTATTCGAAACGTCTTTATTAGCAATTAAAAATAGAATGAAACCTGGGGGTCAATTCATAGGAATCATACCGAATTCCGATAAGATTATCATGAACACGCCCGTCAAAGACGATTTAGGGAACTACTTTTTAATGAAAGGGACGAGTTCGGGGAACTTCGGCGAAAAGATATACGTCCATTTAGCCGATACGCCATATTACGCCGACGGACCTAAGGTCGAACCCATCGCGCATAAGGACATGTTATTCACGCGCATGGAAGATTTAGGGTTTACTTTAACACTGTGGGAAGATCTTAAAGGAAACCCGGTTTCGGATTTGTATAGTAAATTTAGGTTTGTGTATAAGAAATAATTTTCATGTCATAAACGTATGACATCTTGCGACACCCTGCTGTTATTGAAATACTTAAAATGTATTAAGAATTTTTATTATTAAAATCAGTTAAAGCAGATTGAATAGCATCTTCCGCGAGCATAGAACAGTGTAATTTTACGGGAGGTAAATTTAAATATTTAGCAATGTCTTTATTTTTTATATTTACATCGTCTTTATGTCTACCTTTAACCCATTCCGTACAAACAGATGAACTCGCTATAGCGGATCCACACCCAAACGTTTTAAATCGAGAATCTGTTATTATTCCATCAGAATTAATACGTATTTGAAATTTCATAACATCTCCACACGCTGGAGCTCCAACTATACCGGTACCCACATTTTTATCATGTATATCAAAAGACCCAACGTTTTTAGGGTTTTCGTAATGATAAACTACATTTTTGTGATACCTTCTACATGCAAACCTAATATATCGTACGAACATTTATATTTAACAAATATTTTCATGTCATAAAAGATTCCCCGCACCCACACGTCATTTTTGCGTTTGGGTTTTCGAATATAAATTCGGAACGAATAGTATTACACGTGTAATTCATTTTTGTTCCTATAATAGATAACAACGCTTTCGATTCTATGATGACTTTTACACCATCTTGTTCTACTATTTCGTCGAATTTTCCTATATCTTTTTCATTTGCGTAGTTCATAGTATATGTTTTACCGTTACATCCACGTTTTCTAATACCAATCTTAAGATAGGATTTCGAATTCGTTTCTAATAGTTCGCGAATACGTGGTACGGCAGAATCCGCGATTTCAAGAACCGGTATTTTTGTAAAAAAACGAACAAGTTTACGCATATCTCTACTTTTTATTATTCAAGTTTTTTAATTTCGTATTGTTTAGTTTTTTGCGAGAGTGTTCGGTGTTTTTGGTGTTTTTCCTCTTAAAAATGTACACAAAACCTACTGTAAAATAAAAAAATCTTCCCAAAAAAGTCACGAGTAGAAAAAAAAACTTTTTATTTTTATAACAAAGTCCTTGCTATGAGTTAGTTTGTTTTGAAAATTAAATTTTTTTGTTACTAGTGACTTTTTATGGAAGATTTTATTTTTTTCCTCTATGTTTTCTATATACTTTTATTTCTATATTTTTACACTTAATTTTTTTTATATATTTATAGTAAGATGATATTGATATTATTTCTACTTATCATAAATGTATTATTATTTATAAATACAAATGAACCACAAGAATTAACAGAAATACATGAAAAATACAGGACACTTAGGGAACATCTTAAGGAAACCAATAACCAAGAATTCAAAATGTTGTATAAAGAAATTCCAATTACTGCTCATAAACGTATGAATGGCTCTATTGGGTATAATGTTAGTAAGGGCAGTGATATAGGTTTATGTATTGACGGCGAACCCAATGAAATATTCCACGTTTTATTACATGAACTCGCACATTGTACCGTCGATGAATATACACATAGTAAGGAGTTCTGGGAAAATTTCGATAAACTTAGAACCATGTGCGTTTCTTTAGGGATATATCAGGAAATACCACAAAGAACTGAATTTTGTGGTAAACACATTCAGGATAAATAATATTTGGTATTAATAAATGCAATCTTTCGGTGATTTGATGAAAGCGTATTTGTTACTAAATACTTTACTCGCATCTTCGAGTGCGCCTCTACTTTTAAACGATAAATGGATAAATATGTTTATACTTATGATCCTTACACCATTAATCATTACTATATTGCCACGCGGTGGTAATCTCATTGGGCGTTTGGCTATAGATGCACCATTTTTAATAATTGCAACTTCATTAGGTATGGGTATGGTTGCGGGTGTTTCACAAATAAACAAACGTTTTGAAAAAGATTTTAGAGATTATGGTAAAACTACGAAGAGTACTGGTACTGTTCTAGGACTTCGCGCAGTTGGTTTACTGTTCGGATTTCTCATTTCCTATCTTATATTTGGGAAGAGAATGTATAGACATTATAATGCCATTTAAGCGTATCTTTTATAGATGTAAAAGGCGACCGCCGCGACCACACCGGTCGATGCCAAGCCAATTGCACTTCTGTGTCCCTGATCGTTCAAAAACGATGGAACAAAATTCGCAAGTTTTTCTTGAACTGGCTTACTAATTGCCGCCGCAGCACAAATAGCAACAATGAGTGCTTCGAACTGGTCATCAGTAAGGTTGAATGGATTTTTAGTTTCGGGTGGTTTTTCAGTAGTTTGCTGCTGTGCCACTGGCTGTTGTGCCACCATCATTGGTGTTTGCATTTGCATTTGTGTCATTCTTGGATCGGCGCCCATCATTGGTGGTTCAAGTGGTTCCTCTACTTGACCCATAATATCGGAAATTGATGTAGAATCCATTGTCTGTTTATTTTCACTCACATTTTTTTCAGGGGGTATATTCGGCACAAAAGATGTCCCTTGGTTATTATTTAGAGATACCATACCATCACCGTTATCTGAAAGATTCATTGTTCTAACGTCTGTTGCCATTTATATGTACAAAGTTTTTTCGTTTTAGATGATTACGCATCATTACCCTGAAGAGTGTAGTTTGGATATAAACACCCAAATGTTTTTATGATCCTGGGTAAATCATTCAATTTATCGTAATCAGACATATCGTTATCTATATAAACAGTTTTTGTATGGTGACATACATCTACTAATATTCTATACCCATCGTCTGAATCAGATGGTGTTACTGTTACTGGTTTTGGTTCATTATTATCGGGAAATAAAAAGTTAATAGTTTCATGTGTTGGTATAAAAGGTGGTGGTGGTGCGATTGATGGTAAAGAAGTTATTCGTCTAACGAAATTTCTTATCATTTTCTTTTCGTAACTTTAAATGGTGTGTTTCTTTTAACTGATTTTGGGTCACCAACCTTCATGTTACCATGTTTCGGATTAAACATCTTTTTATGTGTTTGCCAATACTCTGGTGCACCTACCCTGAAATTTTTGCGAAGGGTTGCTTTATACCAAAAGACACAGTCTTCTATTTTATTACTTTTGGATGTATTGTCTAATACCAAACACTCGTAGTTTTCTGTACATGTATCCATAACTTTATTAAACATCTCAAACGATGGAAAAATACCAAAAAAGTTTTTAAACAATTTTTCCCTATTTTGAATAATATTTTCACGTAAAATGAAAATGTAATCTATATTTGCCCTGAGTGCAGGTGGTAGATCCATACAGTACTGCATGGTTAACATGAAAAATATCTTCCAATGTCGTCCATTCATAAAGCATTGACGAATACACGTATCTTTCATAAACTTAGAATCATACATACAGTCATCTAAAAGAAGAAAAGCCCCACAATTTCGTTTACCCGCACCAACTAATCTTTTTTGTCTATCCATTACACGTTCAATAGCCTCTCTATCATAATCACCGTATATGAAAAGATCAGGTATATATTGTTGATAATAATGATTACCTTCTTCTGTTGCTGATAAAACAATTCCAGCTGGTAAATGTTTTTTATGATACAAAATATCTGTAACCAGTGTTGATTTACCTGTATTCCGTTTACCTATAAAAACACAGACTTTGTCATCTGCCATTTTTTCAGGTTTGAATTTTCTCAACTGAAGATTCATCTACAGTATCGTGTCGTTTTAATTCATAAAATTTTACTCACATAGAGTAAGAATGGCTGGTCGATTAAACCTTGCTGTCACAGGATTTCAGGACCAATGGTTTACTGGTGAACCTGAATTTTCATATTTCCTGATGAATTTCAGAAGACATACTAAGTTTTCGATTGAGGCTGTAGAAACACCATTTGATGGAGATGTTGATTACGACGCGATTGTAGAATGTCGTATCCCTCAAAATAAAGGAGATCTCATTCGAAGTATGATGCTTAAATTTACTTTACCACAACCTACTGGTACTGCAGATTCGGGGTATGATATAAGATACCGAGAATCTATAGGTGCACATATAATAGAATATGCCGATCTTGTTATTGGCGGACAAACTATAGAGAGAATAACGGGTGATTATATTTACATGTACGATCAAATACACAGCAATAAAGATGATATTGACCAAACCCTTTACTTTTTAACGGGGCATGGTAGTTATATAGCCGTTTCATATGATTGGGATTATAATGTATTTTTACCTTTTTATTTCTTTAGAAACTCAAGTTTAGCTATACCCGTGTGTGCTCTAACAAAACAACAAGTAGAAGTACATATAAAATTTAAAAAATTAAAGGATGTCGCTATACAATATAAATTAAGTGATGGAACTACTGGTGCTCCACCTTCAGATGTTTCTTCATCTATCAAAAATGTTTCACTCGTGACGGATTTCTTTTTTATTACCGATGATGAAAAGAGTTTTCTACTTACACGCCCTATAGAGTATGTTATAACCCAGGTACAAAGATCTCTAATCAGATTTG